ACCATAAACATTGGAGAAAGAAATGACTTTCAAAAAGGGAGAGCCCAAGGCCGTAAAAGAGAAGAAGGCCGTAAAAGAGCCTGTCCCTGATTACCGGCCAGACGACTACGAGGCGGTAAAGAAGCGCAACGAGGGTGTTGATATGTTCTCACGAGCCAACGCCTACACGCTGCACCTGCCAAGCGGAACAGTCGATGTATTCACGGCCAAGGGTAAGTACTTTGATGTTCCATCAAGGCTGGGCTCCGGGCCCTGCGAGTGTATCAGGAAATTCCGGGTTCCAAATGGCGACTTCATTGCACCAGGACAAACCTTTGATCCCGTGATTGAGCGGATGTCCATCGGTAAATTCCGGCAGTTGCGGAACGGTAAATATTTCGTCTGCCAGGATCGGGACATGGAAACCAAGATCATCACCCACTCGGAGAAAACGAAGTAATGAGCACAGGCATAGACAGGATTCAACCGGCTGATCTTGAGATTCCTTCCAGCGTTTCAAGTACCGGATTGTCTATGCCTGCCGTCGCTGAGGTTATTGTCTCAGCGGGTGTCTCTTCCGCAGCTATTCCCCAAATAGGCGATGCGGAAGAGGCAGTATCTTGCGGGCCGGGAATCGCAGGGCTTGTCCTTCCAAGGCTCTCTGTGTTCCTGCTCAAGGCTGAAGGCTGGGAATTTGATACAAGGCTATTCGTATCGACCACCACGACAACCGGCTCTGATTGTACCGCTCAAATAGAATTAAGGGAGACATCTGGCGATGTTGTGGCCACCATGCCAGCCTCGTCACCGGAGCAGAGTTCCCCGCATGAATCGACGTTAACCGGGGTAACGATTGAATTGATTGGTGTTCTGGTTGACGTTTTCTGGAGATGGTCTTCAGGTGGCGAGACGGGCGTGTATGAATACATCGGACAGATCGAAATGCCAGATGATGGAGACTTTAACACACTTACAGAGGTTCCATAATGGCCAGTGAAGAACGCAGAAGGATTATAACCTACGTTGGGGCAACCGGGCGCAAGCTGCGGTTTCAGATGCGAGACCAGGACACCGGGGCGGCTATTGACCAGACGGACACCGTTAGCGCCACAATCTCGGCTCAATCACTATCCGGTACTGCTTACGAGATCGAAGCTGCGACCTTGACAAAGGAAGATGGTACAGACGGATGGTGGTACTTCTACCCAACCGCCGGACAGATTGACACCAAGGCCGACCTTGATGCTCAGATCCGGTTGGTTTATGCATCGACCGTTGACTTCTGCAATGAATTCGTGATTGAGATCCGCCAACCACGGCACTACACGGCATAGGGGGAATCATGGAATTGACTACAGACCCGATCATTGCCGAGCAGGAAGCCAAGAGGGTGTTCGACTTCAACGATGAGGATAACCTTATCTACCTGATCAACGGCCTGTCTGACAAGGCCAAGGCCACAATGGGCAGGGTCCAGATCAACCAGGATCTTTCTACGGCAATCAAGGAAACCCACCGGGGGCAGCGCTCCCCAATGATCTTCCTGCGGGCACCGGTCTATAACACAGATCTTTCAACGCATGATCTCACTGTAAAAGTATACATCGCTGGGGTTCTTAACGAAACATACTCAGCCAATGATGTCGATCTTGTCGTGACTACCGATGACTTCTATTCACGGGTTGACCTGGTTGGCGGGTGCTTCCCGTGCCTTGAGGGTGCCGATTACATAGAGGTTGAATACTTCGGCGGCTGGGCGACGGTCCCCGGGGACGTGGTTATGGGCGCAATCTATCAGGGCAGGGTTGACCTTAAACGGATGGCCGGTGAAGTCGGGGTGCAATCTCACTCTGCCAATGGCGAATCTATCCAAATGGACCGCAACGGGGTTATAAAAGAGGCCGCTTCATTGTGGCAAAAGTACAAGGTGTTGAGCTGATGTTTACCGCTTCCGTAAATTCACGAGGACTTGAGCGCATGATAGCAGGCGCAGCGAAGAACATGAGGAAGGAAATCTCCCTTGGTGTTCGTGATCAGCTTGTGATTATTGAGCGGAGGCATAAGAAAGTCGAAACCAACCGGGGCGGCAAGAGCAGGGCTGTCAGCAAGCGGTGGACTTCAAGGACCGGGGAACTGTCCAAGTCATTCCATAGGGACTGGAGACCGGGCGGGATGTCCGGGGCTTACGGATCGGCATTGCCAAGAGCAAGGACAATTGAAGAAGGCGGGACTATCAGGGCCAAGGGCAAGTATCTTGCCATCCCAACAGAGAACGCACCCAAAGGTGTTTGGCCAAGGTATGTCGATAACCTGTTTTTCATCAAGAGCCAGAGGGGAAATAACCTGCTGGTTAAATCGGACGGCGCTAGTAGTTTACTGGTGATGTATATCCTTAAGAAGCAGGTAAAACTTCCCCCGCGTCCGTCACTGGACAGGGCAATAAAGAACACTGAAAAGGACCGCAACAAGCGCATGGATCAGGCAGTAGACAGAGCACTGGGGTTGGGCAATGCCAAATAAAATCGATGACTTTGTACCTTACAGGCTGCTGAAGTTCGTTGAAACCAGGCTGCGGTTAATCTCAAAGGCGCTGGCCTATAACTGCGACGCTGCGGTGTTTGATAATTGGGATGACTTCGAGAACAGCACAGCGAAATATAAGCTGTTCTTTGATGCTACATCTGGAGATACCCCGGTTCACTTTACCGGAGGACCGGCAAGGGTCAACCAAGAGCTTACTATCATGGTCGTCGGTGTCGCAACATACGAAACAGAACACCCGAGGGCGCTTGCCATGTCGCTTGAACAGGACGCAAGGACAGCGCTGCATACAGGGTTTGATGAAATAAGGGCGGGCGTTGGCCGGGGCGCTGCTACAAAGTTCGGCAGAACTTCCTACGATGGCGGGTTGCTATCACCGGAAAAAAAGGCGGGGTTTGAATTCCCCACAACATTCACATGGTCTCAAAGCGAGAACTGGTAAACCGTCGGAGGTTTTGATATGAGCGTAAAAATTGGTGACAAAGGCGGGATCAGGGTCGGGCCTGAGACTACCTACGGAACAGCTTCGGTTGGGTACATAACCCAGCATGGAGTGAGCACTTCACTTGCCCCAACAATCCCCCTGCTGCCCTCCCCTGTTTTGGGTGTGGCTAACAACGCTGTCAGGAAGTATGGCGGCGGGTTTGTCGATGGCGAAATCACAGTGGCCTATGATGATCACCGCAGCGTGATCGGCGGGATCTTGGCCGGTGCCGGGAACCTCGTATCAGATGACTACACCATCGGCAGCGGCGCTGCTCCTGATGAATGGGGCCAGTCGCTTTGGGTGGATTATGGCGGGTATGTCATTCAGTACCTCGGCGCAGTCTATCAGTCGATGCGCTTTGAGTTCACCCCTGATAGTGCGGTCATGGTTACCCTTGGGTTCTTGGCTCAGTCATGGTCAAAGGAAACTGCTGCTGCACTCACGAAACCAAGTGAGACCGGCATCTTGTGGGCCAATGACCTGTCTTCTGTTTCCATCGGCGGAACGGCAATGTGTTCCTTAACTGGAACCGTTGACATTACTTTCCCAACAGTCGGATCAGACCGCAAGTGCTTGGGCTCTGGTGTTATCAAGCAACCAGTCTGGGCAGGCAGGACAACCTTGGCAAGCACGCTGAACGTTGAGCTTTCAGACGATACCAATGCGGATTCTGAAGCAATCCTTGATCTGTTCTTTGCCGGTACTACCCTCGGTGATATTGTCATTGGCGACTTCACCCTTGGCGCTGCGTACATGAGTGGGGACGGCCCGGCTCTTGGTGCAGGCATTACCCAGTTCCCAATCAATGTAGAGGCTCAAGACCTCGTTATTACAACACAGGCATAGGAGGAAACGATGGAAGCCCTTAAAGGGATTGGAACGTATGAGGTGAAGGTCAGTGGCGTTGTGTTTGAATTAAAGCACAGGACCACGGCCTTGATGTTGCAGCTTGGCGATGTGCGGCAGGTGTTCGGATTGCTCTCCGGTGGTGGCGAAAGAACACCGGAACAAAGGCAAGAGGACACAGCGGCGCATATCGAAAGATCAGTGATCATGGAGGGCAATATCTGCAAGGTGGCATTGGTTGCCATCGCTGGTGTTCCATTTGTCCATGGCGACAGGGATTGGCCGGAGCTTGATCCAGTCACCGGGCCGCTGCTTAAATCGTTCCTCGGCTCCGGGCTTTCAGTGGACCCTATGCCAAACTCCTGCACGGCCCCGGCGGAGTCTGGTTAGCAGGGGCGCTTGACGCTTTGGCGGTTCGCTATGGGCAGCCGCCGAGCTACTGGCTTGAGAAGGATGATGTACTCACTGCGTTTGATTATGCGGTACTAGAGAGAGCGACAAAGAAGTAATGTCGAACAGAGTCTTGGAAGTTATCATCAATGCCAAGGACAAGGCTTCTGCCAAGCTGAAGACCTTTAACGGCAATGTAGGCAAAAGCAAAAAAGCCATAGTTGCAATGGGTGTTGCGGCTGCGGCTGCGGCGGTTGTTGTTGCCGCTGCTTTTGTTAAGATGTTTAACGCCACCAAGGAACAGGTCAAGGCTGCGATAACTCTTGGCGATCAGTTCGACAAGATGAGCAAGCGCATTGATGTTTCAATTGAATCTCTGTCTGAGTGGGTGTTCATAATTGAGCGGGCCGGTGGAAATGCCGGGACTCTTGAGATTGCAATGAAGGGCCTCATTACCCAAATGAAGGGCGTCGCAGATGGCACGAAGCTATCCGTTGACGCCTTCAAGGATCTAGGGGTTGAGACTACAGACGCCAGCGGGGAGATGCGTAAAGCCGAGGACGTCTTTAACGATGTCATGGCTGCACTCGCCGGGCTGTCCAGTACAACAGAGCAAGCGGCATTTGCCCAGCAGATATTTGGCAAAAGCGGCATGAGAATGCTTCCCGTTATCAGGCAAACAAGCGAAGAGCTTGAGACTCAAAAGGAACTGGCAAAGAGCCTGGGCCTTGTTTATTCGCAGGAGTTCACCGACGGGGCTGCTGCATTAAACGATGCCTTGGATCTGCTTGGTAAAACCGCTGGTGGGGTTGGCCGTGAACTTGTCGCTGCATACGGTACAGACGCGGCCCAACTGATAGAGACGTTTGCCCTTGAGGTGACATCGCTATTTGATGAATTCAAGACTGGCGGAGTGACTGCCTCTGACTTGATGATGGAAATTGCAATGGGACTTGATGACATAAGCAATGCCATCGTCCCCGTGATCACTGGGCTGGATGCGATCAAGCAGCTTGGCGACGTTACAACCGCGCTTGTCCCCGGCCCAGCAATGGTCAAGGGCACCATTGACGCAATTAAAACACTAGGCGGATCAACAAAGAAAGAAATCAACGAGGCGTCCGAGGCGGTAAAAAAATTCCAACTGCTGCTTGCTGGCCGTGGAGAAGGTGCCGAGGGGGCGACAACGAAGTTTGTTGATGATCTCAGGGAGCGCCGGTTGGCGATAAAGGCATTAAGAGAAGAGATTGAAAAGGGCGGCGGGAAAGACAAGCGGGATGATCAAGATGTTGCCCCTGTTGTCACAATCGACCCTGGAGAAATTGTACTATGGGAAGAGCTTGTTGCTGCCGAGGCTGCGGCAAAAGCAGAGCTTCAGGAAATCAGGCAGCTTCATTTTGATATGTGGGCAGAGGAAGAAGACGCACGCCTTACGAACATAGAGCAGCTTGACGAAATAGCGAAAGCAAACGAGGACAGGCTAAAGGCAGAAGCGGAAGCATATGAGCAGGCGCTTGCCGCTGCTAATGCCGTTGCCAGAATAGGTGAGTCCACAGTCCAGGCTTTCCTTCGTGGCGAGAACACCATGAAGGCATTTGCCAATGCGATACAAAACGAGGTCATCAATGCCATATCTGCGGCCATCGCAAAGATGCTTTTCCTCAGGGCTATAAGCACGTTCGGTAATATATTCGGCGGGGTCAAGGACGGCGGGTCAATCCCAATGGCTCACGGCGGGGCAGTCCTGCGGGCGGCAAGAGGTTTCTCCGTGCCGGACGGGCCAAGGGGCAGGGATTCAGTTCCTGTCATGGCGATGCCCGGGGAATATATGCTTGACAGAAGCCTCTCACAACAGCTCAGGGGATACCTCGCAGCTAGGGAGTCTTCAGCTATGGCCGATCCTGCTACGTTGTCCAGCGGCGGCGGCAGGAACTTGAGCGTGTCAATGAACATCGCCCGCCCTATTGGAATGCTTGATGCTATGGATCTTGCCGAGGCAACGGAAACGGCTGTCAAAAAACTTGCGGAGGCTAACCTGTGACAATGAGTGGCGGCGCATTAATTAACCTGGTCCGGCTCAACACCATCGATGAAGTCGATGACCACGACTACACCGAAGGCGAATTGTTTGAGCGGCATGATGAGATCAAGCTGGAGAACCCGGACGGCTGCCCTTGTGCCATCCCGGCTCCAACTGGCTTTGATAATATCGACTATCCACTCAACTTCATTACCGGAGCCATCGGCCATCAAACACGGGTCATCCGGCGCAACCTCAGTCTAAGCATTGACTACATCACCAACGAGAAGGCCCGGCGTCTTGAACACTGGATGCAGCAACGGGCGAAAGTCTTGGTTTGCCCCAACTACGGGAGAAACACAGAGTTCGCTTTCAGGCCGATCTTGATGGACGGGACAACCTACCTTAACGGCGGAACAGCCTACGACTTGACCGGCAACCACGCTATTAAGCACACGCAATCATCTGGTACTTTACTGCTCTGGGATGAGGCCAAGCGGCGGTTTGCCAAGAAGCCTGTATCCGATGTTCTGCAAATCTTCCACACTCCTGGCGGCGCCGCTGTTGGTGCTCCCCGTAATATCCGCAACCTCATGAGCCCAGCCTACCCCAAGGGCGCAGGATCGGCCACCGGGGGAACTAACTCCGGCTGGGTTAAGGGCGGCACAGACGTTGCCCAGATCACGTTCACACACAACTCCGGGGGCTTTGGGCATCCTGACTGTCCTGACTCGCTGAAAGTTGCTTATACCGATGACGTATCAAACCTGCGGCATATAGAAGTTAAAGGCTTGTTTGATCCAGGTGACGGTAATTATGGCGGGTACACGCCAACCGGCGGCGGGGATATGGTGTTCTGTATTTGGGTCCGTGGGCAACTGCCAGAAGATGCGCTCATTTTATTGACCGGAGCAACCGGGACAACCCCGAGAGCGCTAGGGGCCAAGCGCTTCGACGGCTGGACTCCATTGATTATTACACGCAACGAAGCAGACTGGAGCCTGTCGGTTCCATCACTGACTCTTTACCTGTCAAGCTCCGATGGTGTCTCTGGTTCATTTGAGATCGGACCTACGCAATGTCAACAAGCAGGCGGAGGGGCTTATAGCGGCGGCGGTTACTGGACAGATTCAAGCTCATACGCTGGAACAAATGATATTGAAACTGTCTCGGGTGTGGCCATGCCGGAGCAGGGTTCGCTTGTGACATCATTCTTTGTTCCTGATTGGTTGAATGAGACATACGCACTCAAGGCAAATGTTGCCTTCTTTGGTACAACTTCACTTGATATGAGGGTCATCAAGGACTATTCAGGCGATCAGTATATCTTTGTGCGGGATTCTGCTGGCGGGAATGAGTCATTTAACATAACGACAACCAGCCCACTGCTACCGGGTGAAATAAACACAGCGGCTTTCGTCTGGAATGGTGACGTTCAGTCTGTTTACGTCAACGGGGTACACGTTGGCGATGTTGACATGGCCACAAACAAGATAGATTTCGGCAGCTCTGCAACGGCCATACGGATAGGCAAGGACGGCTCTGGACATCATGCCTATCCGGGCTTGATCCTTTCTGTACGGGTAGACGAGGGCGCAATGACAGCCGGTGAAGTATACAATATACACCTTGCCCTGACTGATCCAATCGCCCTACAGTTCGCAGCTATTCAACGGGGCAGAGTTTACCAGATTACCGGGATACCGCAAACGATCCGCAGCGCCGCTGGAGGATCACACGTTTTAGGGATGTTGCAATTGAAACAGGTGGACTTCCAGCACTGGCTGGCTGATCCGCTTAACCTTGAGGAGACGGTGCTATGATGAATAGAAAAACAATGGTGATAATCCTGGTGTCCTTGCTTGTCGCGGTGGTCCTCTTGGTGGCTGGCAGAAACTCGGAGGCCGTGACTTCTCCAAAGTGGGTTGGCAATGACATCACGACAGGTAAAACGGCAATCGCTGATTCAGTCTATGAGGCAAGCGTTGCGCTGTCCATGATCCAGGTGATTGAAACCAGCTCATGGAAGGGCTCATTCTGGGGGCGCAACAGGTCAGTAAGTGATTCGACATGGGTACAGATTACGCCAACCAAGGCATCGGATGGTGACACTACCTTGGCCCCGCCAGCCGGAGCGTTCTTCTACTTCAACAGCATCCGGCTAGAGGTCATTGTTACGGAGTCCGGCACAGCAACTTTCTGGGGTGAATAATGAAAAATCTACTTTGCTTAATTCTGTTGCTGCCTGTTGTCTGCTTTGGGCAGGGGTACATAGGGCAGGGGTATACTGGGGCGTCCGGCGGCGATACCTCTCTTGGTAGCGTCATCATGCCGGATACAATGGCCGTTGCTGTTGACAGGGAGATGAACATTTGGAATAACGCCATCGGGCTGCAGTTCCCTAGTATTTCATACTTTGGTTTTGTAACCTTTTCCGATGTTGGAGGGGTTCATTCCAGATCATACAGGTACACGCCAACTACCGCATCATCTGATGGCCTTGAGATAAAGATTCAAGATCCAGGCATGAAAGAAACAGGATCAACGGATGTTATACTTGAGGCGGTCCTGAAGACCGGAGGGGCAAGGACGGCGGAAAGCAATGTACTGTTCATCGGTGACTCTTTGATGTATGCCGGTGAAGTTGTGGCCGTTGTAGATTCATTATTTGATGCCGATGGTGGTGGCACTGTCGCAATGGTTGGCACTCAGACAGACACGGTGAACGGGATAATCGTTAACCATGAAGGCAAGGGCGGCTGGCTGTATCGGTACTTTGCAACTGACACCGTGGATAATCCTTTCTGGATCAGCGGGAAGTTGGACTTCCAGCAATATTGTACTGACAATTCAATTGCCGGTGGCATTGATTATGTGGTTATCAATCTCGGGATAAACGACTCAAACAACTGGGTTGACCCTACACGGGAATGGACTGCCGCAGAGATTGAGACGTACTGCATTGACCATGCTAAGAATTTAGTCGATGCGATCCTTGATCCAACAGACGGGTACCCAAGCTGTAAGGTCATTATAGGGATTGAGCCTACGGGTGCTTGGGATCCTACGGTTTATTCTTATAGCGGAGAGGGCTGGAATTTCCGCTACTATTCCATGCTTTCATTGCAGAAAATAAACAAGCGCCTTCTTGATGTTTTCGACGGGGGGAGCTACGGCACACAAGTGGACGTTTGTTTTGACGGCTTATGGGTTGACCGGACCTATGGATATCAGGTTGCCACGGTAGCCGAGAGCGCCCGTTCGGCCACAACTAAACTTGTAATCACCGATAGGGTTCATCCAAGTTACATTGGTTACCAGCAAATTGCCGATTCTTTTTATTCTCATTTGCGCTGGTGGATGGCAAAGGCCAGCCCTCCGGTGCTGAACGAATTAACCGACAGTTTCAGCATCGACGGGACAACCGACTGCTGGACGGCATCATCTTCAGTGTTCACAATTACACCAGATCAAGCTGGTGCAGTCGGTAACGATGCGGTGCTTGTTGTTAATGCCGATGGCGGCGATGCTTGGGTTGGTGCCGTTAGCGAGCATATAGATATTGTTGGCGACGATGTTACTGTGTCTTCAATTGTTAAATTTCACCAACGGTCGGACGGCTGGATCTACCAGATTGCGCTCTATGATCACGATGATTCAGCAGAATATAAAGTGGGGCTTGAGTGGAATCTTGGCGGTAGCGGGGTGGCTACCATAATTGGATCGGGCGTAAACGATGGCCAAGGCTTAGACGACCTTGGAAGTGGCTGGTATCGCATTTGGATGACAGTTGATCTTGCTACCGCCGGGGCAAGTGGCCATGAGTTTTCGTTTAGAACATTCCCTTGGGGCAACGGCACGGGAGCCGGTGACGGCGTGTACCTGGACGGGGCGCAAGTTGAGGTTGGAGTGACTTCGCCGACTGACTATTACCCTACTTATTGTGAGTGATAAAATGAGAAAATTACTTTTGTTTGTGGCCGTCTTTGTAGCCTTGGCCTTTCCCGTACTGGGGCAGTCCTTAGGTGTTACGATCCCGCTTGGCACTGATACCCACATGAGGCCGATGTCTTGGCCAATGGGGACAAGCTCTGCTTCAGGCGAGACATACACTGGCGGGTTCTATTTGTTTGGAACGTCGGCAAATGACTTTAATCCTGCCGTTGACTTCGGCACTGCAAATGGAAGTTATGCGGCGCATTTTATGGTGGTTGCCGCTGCTGGCGCTGTTGACTGCGAGGTTACCATTGAGGGGACTTCTATCACGGATGCCGGGGTAAGGACCGAAGGCGACTCTGCTGTTTTGCAGTTGGTTTCTGCATCCGAGGCCACTTATTACGAGACCCCGGAGAAGTGGATTGGCCAAGTCACGGTAACGAAAACAGCCGGGACAGATCGGCTTATGAATTACGGGTTCTGTAAATACTGGGACGATGCGAACAATGATTTCACTGTCTACGCCTTCGAGGCTCTCTGGAGCGCAGATAAGACAGATGCGGGATTTGATGTCAACATCATCCACCATAAAGCAACAGGATGGACCTATGCAGCAGGGAGCGAGCCGGTCCCGCCATATATCCAAACGATGTCAGGAACGCACGTTACAGAAACATCCTGCATTTCTGACGAACCTGGGGCATTCAAGCGAACAAGCTCCGGTGTTGTGATCCAAGGTAACGACAGCGAAGGGATACTTTTCTCAGTGACAACGACAACAACAAACGTCCTGAACTACGGGTCAATCCAAATCTGGTACAAAGAATAACGGGGGAATGCCATGATTAAGAAACTAGTACTCCTGTTCATGCTAATCGCATCGGTAGCGTCTGCCCAATCGTTTGGCGTGGCTACTCCTGAAGGGCTCTCGCCAGATCCCCCGGCTTATGTCTATGCCTTCCTGCCATCGGCAACCAATACGACAATCACAACAGCCGGGACGTATTATCAAATCGCTGGGCCGTTTAACAATGAAGTGATAGAGGGATTTAGCTTTGTCGTTGATCATATCGAATACGACTTGCAGAGGACGCGTCTATTCGAGATCGACTGGCACGCCTCGGCAACTTGCAACACCCCTGCGGCAACTATCCATCTAGGCATAAAGAGAAACACCGACGTTCCTGTTGGGATTATGGGAACACTTTGCAAGACCCAAACGGAGCCGTATGCCTTGTCTGGAACCTGCGTTGTAGAGATTGCCACAGGTGACGAGATCCAGCTTGTGATAACATCGGACGGTGACGGGGATGTCATAACCATCAACCACTTCATCACAACGATAAGGCCGTTTACATGGCAGTAACGGGAAGACTTGCATCGGCCCAAAGGACGGCGATTGCTGCTGGTGCTACTATCCGGCAGACGTGGGATATTCTCGTGCCAACATCTGCGGCCCATTCTTTTTATGTAACCGTTCCAATTGATGCCGGGATATTCAGCATTGATGCGGTGGTGGCGTGGGAGCTTGTTACAAAAAGAATCATCAAAGCAGGGCAAAGAAAACACATTGTCTTCAACCCTTCTCCGAATGTAAGGAACTCCCCGAGGGCGTTGAGATATTCTTTTGTTGTGGACAATTCCGACGGTCACTTTTACGAGAGCCACCCAAACAGCTTTTATAATATTTACGAAACATACCTGGCGAACCCCAGTGAATGCCTTATCAAGCACTGCCTTTATGTCAACATAGGGACCGGCGGAAAGCATGACTGGTCACGAATTGAGCACATGGATTTTGTTGGGCGGATAACAGAGCTCAGACATGAGGATACCGGAGACGGACAGGGCAATGTAGTTGGGGCGCAAACAACGATCACCTGCGAACAGGTCGGGGCGTGGGATGCACTCAGGCGGGTGTGGACTATTGACGATGCAACGGATCACGCGATGACTGGCACAGGGGTTGGCGGGCTTGACTTTACTTGGACGGTGACATAATGCCTCTTGGTGGAACATTTTGGGGAAACCTCGGGCTCGCTGCCTTGTGGCACGATATGTCTGAATTCACTGACGGGCTCAATAACGGAGTGGCCAGTGATGGGTTCAGAGAGTTCTTTGTAGGCCCGCTGGAAATTTACCAGGAACCGTATGCCCTTGGTGGCGATGGATCAAGGGTTCAGGATAACCCCGGGTACGACTCTGGGTTTTTCTATGCCGTTGAAACGTCAAGCGCAGAAGTCATCAAATGTATGTCATGCTTTGGCGTTGGCGTCGCTTCAAAGGCTTTTGCCGATAATGCGCAATGGGTAAGGCTTGAGCCAAGCCACTACAAAAAAGACCTGCTCCCGCTTTCTCCAGCTAACCCAACAGGGACACAGAGCGCATTTAACAAGAACCCGGTTTATAAAACAGGCTTTGTTCACAACGAAAATACTGGATCAACCGGAGACGTGCCATATCAATCTGGCGGGTATTCTGTTGCACTGTTGATCGCCATGGAAAATGTTGTTGGGACATGGAGACTTCACCAATATAATCCCTACGCGTGGTCAGGTACTCCTCCTGAAGTTGTTGCGTCTGCTGCCATGCACGCCGGGGTTCCTGCCGATTACATAGACCAAGACGCCTTTGATGACGCCCATGATGCTTATGATCTAAGCACGGGTGATTCACCATGGTCTGATCTTGATATAAGGTGGACGATTTACGCCAGACGGTTGACCGGGACAAAGGTATCTGACTTCCTCATTGACTGCATGAATCACGGCAGGGACTTGATATTCGTTAACGAGGCGGGGAAGCTATCAACTAGCTCATGGACAAGGCCCTCCCACGGAGTTACCGGGTTCACTGCCAGCGGAGATCAGATCATTAACGCACTGAGCCACACGAGCACAATAAAGCATATATTCAATTCTGTTAAATGCAGTTGGGGCGAGGCGGTGCGAGAGTCATGGGAAGACACTAACGGTTACGCTGGACCGCGACCAGGCTCAACAGAGGCGTCGGTTTCATCTGAGCCAACCCTTGGCACGAGGCCAGCCGGCAAGTGGGTAGACGAGGAAGAAGACAGCGACAGCATTAGCAGATTTGGCAGAATCTGGCTCAAGGGGAAAGAGTATATTTCAAACTTCCGTGGGCAGCCAATGGCTGTTGAGGTTTCGCACTACCCGTATCTTCTCATGCCTCATGTTGATCTTGGCACTGGGTTGAGTGGAACAACATGGGACAAATCTGCCGACGGCGGCGGCATGATCCACGTCACAAACTGGCTGGCCTCCGATGCAAAGCCACGGGCAGAGATCGAAATCAGACAGGGGCCAATGGGATTTGACACAGGCATTGGCGACCTGATAGAAGACCTTGAGATAACCGGGGATGGCAGGACAATCGCAGAGGCCCGGATAATCGAACGGACATACAACTTCGACACATTGACAATTGATTCGTTAATTATGGAAATACCGCCAAACACTTAGGGGCATTATGTGTGACGTGAAAACACTTTCAAAGCAAATGGACAAGCTTCACGGGACTCTTGAAGAAACGAACAGGGTTTCAGTTGACACGCAATTAAAGCTCGGCTCTGTAGTGTCTGAGCTGAAGACTTGGCAGCGAACAAAGTGCGCCGCTCATGACAAGGCCATTGATGACCTGGAGCTGGGGTTGCTAATATGGCGGTAGTCAAGGCAACGACTGTTTTTGTGTTAATCAATACCGCATTTGGCGCTGCTGTTGCCAAGGCATTAGGGGCTTTTTAATGGGAGACATAACCGCTAACCTGTCCCGGCATGAGTTCAAATGCTCCTGCGGGTGCGGCCTCGCTGATCCTCACCCTATGCTTGCTGCCTCTGTCCAGGTGCTTGTCAATCAGTCCGGGGCAACATCGGTGTGGATAACAAGCGGGTCTCGCTGTGAGGCCCGTAACAGAGCCCTAGAGAAGACCCACAAGGCGGGCAAGGCATCAAAGCATATGCCTGATCCTGAGCTTGGAAACTACACCCTTGCCGCTGATTGTGTTTTCCGTGGTGTTTCCCTGCTCAAGATAGTAGAATTGGCCCAACGCCTGCCGGAGTTCAGGGACGGTGGGATCGGGCTTTACGTGGACGACAGGCCGGATAAGATATCAAGGATTCATCTGGACGTTAGGCGATGGAAGGCAAGATGGGGATATGTTGACGGAAAGAAAACTTCTTTCCTTGAGACTGTCTCAGAATTGAAACGGAGGTTGGAATAATGTTTGGATTTTTGGGAAACATTGTTGGGGTTATTGGCAAGGTGATAGGGGTCGCTGGTTCGATCATCAAGGTGGCAAGGCCGATCATCGAAGCTCTGCGCCCGGCGGTTAAAGAGATCGACACGGCTATGGATTGGCTGGAAGAGAACGCCGCAAAGGTTGGCGAGGGGAGCGATGACTTCCTTGATCGAAACATCCAGACGATCATTGATCTTGAGGTTGTGTCTGCCCGTGGTGTTGTGGTCTTTGGCGGGATTAACCAACTTGCGGCATCAATGAGGATTGCATCTCAGGAGCAGACGCCGGATACGATTACTGAGGAAGAGGCTGCGAAGTTCATTGAGATCATTGGAACAATCAAGGAATCGTTGGCACAGTGGCCAGCAGAACTTGACGCCGCTTTGGGTTCGATGAAAGCATCTGAGAAAGAAATGGAAAAATTAGCTTTGCCACCAGAGGAATAGGTGGTAAGTTATACTGGTCGTGGAAACATGGCAGCGGGCGAAATCAATCTCCTTGGTTTCGCCCGCTTTATTTTGACTACTCGTCCATGAATGGCGATGTAGGTTCCTCGCCACGGGCCTTCCGGTACTCGATCATCATCCGGTGTGCGCTGATCACCCGGCCTGCGATGTTTGACATCTCTCTTGCCTGGGGGACAAACTTAGGATTTTCCGCGACCTTGGATGATGCTGCTGTCATGTTTTCGATCATTTGGTTGAACTTTTTCATGGTTCTTAATCTCCCTGTTTAATTTAATTTTAGCCCGGTACAATGCACATAGTTCTTTCGGAATGTCCGATGGTTTTATTTGCTTCCTCCTTCGTGCTATTTGTTCTGCACAATACTGATCCGTCAAATGTATTGCGCCTTGCTCCTTCATGTGTCTTGTGCAGCAAAAGGTACTGCAATAGAATCTTCTCCAGACTGGGTTCTCTGTTCCACACCTCCGGCAATTCTTTTGACCAACCCTGTCTTTGATGTGCCTCCTTGTGTTTTTGCAATTGTCAGAACAGACGGTCATTGTTGATTTTGTTAGGGGTGAAAATAAATAGCCGCAGACAATGCAATTTCTTGGTTTTGGTTTACGTTTATTCCTGTTGTGTTTATTATTACAAGCCTTGCCGCAAAACTTTGCCCCGAACCTGAGATCGTCTAGGCTCCCGCCACATTGCTTGCACGTTCTCATGGTTAATCGTCACCGTCCTCAGATGTCCCGTCGCTCATGCAGCGGTAGACAACCTTTTCTAATTTAACATCGAAGACATGGTATCTGTCATGGTAATATCTTGGCCTGCCTTTCTTTGGGCCGTGATCTATCGCTAACTGTTTTTCTGGAAACCCTGCAAGAAAGTCGTATCCTCCGCCTTGCGGGTAGTAGTCATTGTATCCGAATAAAAGAAACCTGTTCATCACTCCCTCCAAGGCTGCCCGGGCTGTCCCGGCATGGTGTACGCATAAGGATTACTCGCCTCAGACCACGGGCCGGGATGCTGATTGTTGTCAACCCCCCGAACCGCAACTGTGTAAACCACGTTATCCTCAAACTCCAGGGTCACGGTTGTTTCTGTCGGCTCCACGGCAAGCGTGATACACTCCCCGCCATCTGTTGTGATGCAAACCTCGTAGTGGTGTACTTCGCCGGGTGCGGCTGTCCAGTGATAAGTCTGCTGGCTTGCTTGCGCCGATGTGGCGAGCAGCAGGGCGATCAGTAGTAGCAGTGTTTTAGTTCTGGTCATCAAACTACCTCCATAGAAATAAAGTCTGCCTTGGCTTTTTCTTTGATCAATGCCCATGTTGCCTTGTCGGCCATCTCATGTGTCCAGACTGGGCGGCCCATGATCTCCTCAATGTACTTATGCGCCTCGCTAAAGTCACCGATTGTAATGCCCGTGTATGCGGTTACGATGGCAGCTTCCTTGATTGTCATTTCCTCTCCTTCCATTCCCCGGTGGTTGCGTTGAAGTCGGTCATTTGCCACCTGTCCAGCAACACCATTTGAATTTCTTGCCGCTGCCGCAGGGACAGGGATCGTACTTGTCAATGACCTTTCTGGTGATTTGCCGCACGGTTGGCGGACGCTCCATTCTCTTCATGTACGCAAGGTCTTCCTCGTTCATCTCGCGCACTTCTTCGTCTGTGAAGATTTGTCCTGTTCTTGTGTCCATCATCCTTCTCCTTGTTCAATGACTACTTCCTCAACCACCAGAAGATATCCGGCCCTGAGTCGAGCGGCATATTTATCAAAATCCAGATTATGATTGCCTTGATCAGCGGTAGGATGTTCATGGTCGCAGCTCCTCCGTAGTGAAGATCCAAATGATACGGGCCAGCAGAAATGCCAGTCCAAGGTATGCGTAGGGGGTCATCACGTTTCCTTTCCGGGTGGCTCTGGGAGTGGTCTACCCACCATCCTAGCGTGCTGCTTGCAGTACAGTTTGTCTGGGCCGTGTCCGGGTTTGCGGGAGCATTGGTATTTCCCGTCCCCAAAATACGTTGGGCGAACAGCATAAGCACAGAGGCTTTCAATATAAGGCACCCCGTTAGGGCTGTTGAAACCATACCTCCGCCCCCTCGCCTCTTCCTTGGTGAGTGGCGGGTTAATCATGGGAGTCACCTCCATGTAGCACTATCACCTTGACGAGCTTGTAGTCTGGATGCTCACAGGCGCTTGCCCTCCAAACAGCAAGTCTGTCATAGTTGAAGTAAGACCCCTTCAAGAACTTGTCAGCAAATACAAGCCCCTCCACAACAGCCAAGGCTGGACGGGTGTCGGAGAGGATTCGATCGGCTGTCTGAAAGTCCATTGTGTAAAATGCACAAGATCCAATGTGAGTTACTTTCTTGCGATCATCGACTAAGACCTTCACCGCCTCCAGCCGCCCCTCAAGCACAACCTCGCGATCCATTGATTCTTTCAGTAGCAGTTTTGTGTCTTCGGTGGCGAGATCAACAAATTTCTTGACGTTCTCGTACTGTTCCTCGGCGACCTTCAGCTTGTCCTGCCTGAGTTCCAGGTTCTCCCCCTCCAGCCTCTCGATGGACTGGCGGGCGGTGGTGAACTTTGTCCACGCATATTTAGCATCAGGCGTCTGGCCAACCTCGGACAGCATCCCGCTCTTGGTCCATGCCCAGCGCTTCAGTTCTTCACTCATGGCTTGCTCCCTTCTTCTGGCTCTGCAAACATTTCCTTGAACTCCAAGTCGATATCTTCCATGTCCGATGGTGGCCCGCCGTCTGAGAATATCTGGTCAATGGTCCAGAATCCACTTGCCGGATGGTCACATCCTGATTCCCAGCAGGCCATTGCAAACGGCCATGCCGCTTGATAGACCCACTTCAAAAAGTCGGCCTGTCGCTTAAATTCTTTCTCTCGCTCAACAGCCTCCGCCTTCAGGGCATCACACTCCTGCTCTATAGCGAGGGCGTCGGGGGCGTCTACCCATGGCCCGTGTTCTGATTGTGAAACCGTTCCGTAATGCGTGTCGAATTCATATCTATTCAATTCACTCATTTCAGCACCTCAATCTTCCTTCGCCTCAAGTCATAGCGGTTGAAAGTTACCAATTCCCCGGGGTCGTACCGTGTGCCATTGTACTTCGATACACGCAAGTGAAGTGCTTGGCTGGTGACATATTCAGCAACACCGTAGATCATGACGCCCTCCCTGGATAATGTTCTGATTGTGTCGCCGGTAAGCAAAAGTCCTGTATTGGGGACTGGTGTCCATTTCTCAAACAGGGTGCTTTCGTCAGTCATCGGCAGAACCTCCAGACAGAATGCCAATAACCAAGCGAACGTCCTCCACGCTGAGAATGGCATTGGTAAACCCGTCCGACTTCTCGACAGCCAGCTCAAGCCGCTGGATCAGGGATAGTTCTGCTTTGTTCTCGGGGGTGATTGACTGGCGCATGGCGGTTGGTTCGTCTTGATCAGTCATCGTTTTCTCCTTGGTTACCCAGCAGGCCGGGGTTCGTAGCACTCGAATTGTTCCCGACCCGCCGGACGTTTCCGCTTTTAACGGCGATACATTTCATGACCTCCGGTTGAACAAGTTTGGTGTACGTTCAATTCCGTATCACCACGGAAGCCACTACAATATCTAACATTGTTTAACAGTTGTCAACAGCTAAATATGGTTTTGTGTTGGGCAGTCGTGCGGCCCGCCCTTCACCTCACTCGTGTTAACCTCAACATCTTCGCCATTAACCTCTTCAAGTCGGTTGATGTCAAAGTTACCGGCTGCCACATCCTTGCCGTCTTTGTCAACTTTCGGCTGAAGTTGAGCAGTGTCGCATCCTGTCATCCAGCTGAAGTAGCCGACCGCCGTGCCCGTGAACCCCGTAACAACATCACGGAATACCTTGCCCAGATAAGCTTCTTTGCCAACCCTTGTTTCGTTTCCCATCTTAATCCTCCTGCAGTTAAAAGGTTTACATAATTACCAAAACTTTATTTGTGCCGCAGCAACTCCTTTCCTGCCGGTGTATGTACCGTAGCAGACCTTGGACACATACCCCTCAGCCCGCATGGCGTTGAGAATATTCCAGGCTCTTTTGCCGTCCGGTTCGCCCAAAACACAGACCCCAATGTCAAGCGGGGAGCACCGGCCAGTGAACACAAGGAGCTCAATCACGGCTTTCGCTGTCTTCTCGTTTACCATATCGGCCCCGGTATATCCCCAGCCACAAGCACTCCCTGCTCTATTGCCTTGATCAAAGTCCTGAGCAACCATTGCCTCTGGGCCTGGATCCGCTCATCGTATGTCTTCCACTCCCGCCGGTCGGAGTCGTGGAACTTCCTATGACAGACGCAACACAACGGGAGAGTCAGGAAATCAGACGGCTTCATTCTCATGCCGCTCTGGTTCATGTCCCCGGATAGGTGGTGCGCCTCAATCCGCTGATCAGTTGGGCAGTGAGAGCACGGCTGCCTTCGAACCCATGCTTTGTACTCTTCACCCTTCGACATTCCCGGCGCCCCTTTCCCTGTCCATGAACACCTCAAAAGCTGCTTGGTTCATCTTCAGCGCCAGTTCAATAGGCACCATAACTCCGACAAGCTGCGTCTTTTTCTTCTGCTTGCCCGGTGTGATGATCGGGCTCTTGATCTCAACAATGGCAGCAAACTTGTGAATCCGCCCCTTCTGGTGTTCGTCCATGACCACGGAAATAAGCCCGGCAACCTCAAGGGATACATCCTCAAGGACTTCTGATTTGGTTTTGTCGGTCATGATTCACTCCCGGCCTCTGGTCTTTTTAAGAAGACCTTGAAGTCATCAAAACAATCCCCGCAAAGATCCCTTTTGTCCTTCTTGTCAATGACAAGCTGCCGCCATCCGTCTGGAAGCCCGTCTCTCTCGGTGACGTCTGACTTAACTTCGCAATGACATCTGTCGCAGACTCGGTACTTTTGTATGCTCACTGATCATTCTCCTTGGTAATCGGTGGAACCAGAGAAAGCCCCTGGCTTCGCCTCTGAGCGATCTTCTCTCTAACTTGTGGCCTTGGTCTGGTTAGTGGGTGATCGTTTAACCCGATGCGACCGGGGCAGTGTTGCATGAATATTTGGGCGATCTTATCCAAGATGTTCATGGATGCTCCTTCTCATTACTTCTCCATGCCCGTGCTTGTCTGCAAAATATTTCATCTGTTCTATCCATTCTGGTCTGGATGTTTTTTTATTCAGGTAATCAAGGAACAGCGGAAACAGCTCTTTCCCCATTGCCGCCTCTGATTCGCTGATTTTAAGTTGGTCTTTCTCGTTGGTGTAAATTTCGCTTTGCAGCCTGTTGTCGTACGCCAGCCTTTTGATTTCTCCAAGCGTTGGGAAGTACCTGCCATTTTCAATACAAATGGTACAGGCTTTTCTAAATGCAGTTATTGAAAGGTGTTTCATCCTGTCCCACCACAAGTCATACTTTGCTGGGTTGTCCCTTGCTTGGAAATAATTAGCCAGGTTTGTGTACTCTAGGTCATATTCGTGCTTGTTCATTTCTAGTCCTTTAGTCTTGAGATTCTTGCATCTCTGGCTGACTTGCTATCGTGACCCGTGGTTGCTTCTCCGGCTCTTGCTTGGTCCAGATAGTCAGAGAAGTGCGCTTTCCTCCATGGGGTTGTGGCGTCAAGGTGCTTGATCATTTCAGGGTCACTGCCCCATTCCTTGATCTTATGATCAATCACCAGCTTGCAGTCTACAATTCCGCACTTCTCCCGCTTTAGGCAGGCCACAATATTGCCAGTCTTTAAAAATGCTCTGCCCGTAGCTTGGTTTAAGTACTCCAGAACTTCTGCAGCATCCTGTTTTAATTTATTTTTGAGGCCATCACCGGAGGGCTTGCCCGACATAGATTCTTTCTTCTTACTCTGATCTCTACCCTCTGATACTCTGAACTCTGAACTCTGATCTAGGAGAGCCTTTTTTTTCTTAGGCGATTTCCTAGACAAAACTCTAGACTTTTCTCTAGACAAACAACTAGACTTGTCTGGAAATACCTTAATAATCCCCAACTTAGCGAACTTGCCAAGGTCTAACTTCTGGTCTAGTTCAAGGTCTGCTTCAAGGTATTCTGCGTTGAGCGGCAGTGTGTTTTCATGCAGCGCGGCATAAGCAGACAGGCGCATCAACTGGCCTAGCTCATGGTCAAGCAGGCACCGCCAGTCTGTATCTGAATCATTGATGGACGTGTAGATTTTAATCCAAGGCGGTCGGGGCTTGTCGTAGTGTTGAAACTTGCCCCATTTTTGTATACGGAAGAACTGCAATCTAAGCCTCCAAGGTTTGTGGGCGGGGGTACCTGGAGAAACCCCCGCCCGGCCAATCTGCCCATTGGTTCCGGAGCTTACCCGGCAAGGCAGAAAGACCACTCTATCCTACCTATCAATCTTTGGCAATGCCTTTTTCACCAATGCCGTTAACTTTCACCTCGTCCAAAACACTCCGATGGATAAGGTACTTCCTTCCAACCCTGGATGACTTGATGCGGCCCTCTTTAACCGCCATCCAGACACCCTGCCGGGACAGGCCGGTGAGTTCAATGAATTCAGTAATGGAATAAAACTCTCGCTCAAGTGGTTGTTTCACCATGGTATTCCTTTCTAGCCCTCATAATCAGGGCTATGTGTATCAGTACAATCCGCAGGATAGCGGTCTTCAATCGGTGTCCGGTCATCGAAACGTGACAGCCCGATTGGCTTACAGTAGGGGTCGTTGCGGTGCTTGCACTTGGCGCATTGAGTGTTGTCACCATCGCAGGCAAGTGATTGAATCGGTGACGGTTCAAAGCCCGGGCAGTTAACCATGGTCATCCTCCTTGTAGTCCTTGTTAATCCAAAACACCTTGAACCTCGTACCGTCATCGCCTTTGATCCACCTGAAGTCCACGAGGCCGGGAACAGCGTTAATCAACTCACGTAATTTCCGGTCTGACGAACTCCTTCCGGTGATCACTACAATGTCAACGTTTCTCCATGCTCCGTGCGTTATCGTGAATGGTGTTGATCCAAGTTGCCCGCAGAGAGCGGCATATACAAACCGGCAACGCCTTGGGAACTGGGGAGGGTTTTTCATAGCCCACTCCTTTTGTACGGCAGCACATCAACAACTGCCCGCGATGAAAGAATATAGTTGATCGGCTCCCCGCACAGCGGGCACTTGTACTGCCCTGCATCCCCGGGAAGGGCCGACTTGTTTGCAAGGTGCGTCTGGAATCTGACTGAAATATCATTCCCGCAGCCGGGGCATGGCGATACATTGTATTTGATTACGCCAGAAACGGTTGAACGGATGTCCATTAGTACAACCTCAGGGATTGGCCCTTAGATACAATTGTACCAGCCGTTTGAACTGACTCGTGACTTTCCTTCCACCGCTTGATGACCGCCTTCTTGTCCACTGTTCTGTCAATCTTCCACTCCCCGCCGAACTCTTCAGAGTCTTCAGGGATGATCTCAGCCAGTACCGGCTGGAGGTTGTTCCACGCTTCCCCGCTCATGGTCACAGATACGGTAGTCAGTTCGACAGGCACCTTGGTTTCGTCTATGACTTCACAGGCTGCATTGTTATCCTGAACCCGGAGAGTTGCCACGGTGCCGATGTTCTCCCTCATGCCCATGTTTGTCATGTGATGTTGGATGTAGCCTTTGAATCGCTCGACGTCCTTGCCTGCAGCCTTGGCCCTGTCGGCCAGTCTCTTGCCGGCGGACTTGATGGCGCTGTGTCTTGATGAAAGCTCTTCCAGGTGCATGGCGCAACCGTCAAGTTTTTCCCCGGCCTCGCCTTGGATCCCATTCCAAAGCTCCAGGTTTTTCTCTGTCATCTCCCCGCCGGACGCCTCAAGGTGTGCAACGATATCGTTAAAGCTGGCTGAAACATCGTACAGGTGGGCGTTTTGCACCGGCTTTGGCTCCATCTCGGGAACAGGCAGCGGCCCGGTTTCAAGTGGCTTGGGTGCTGAGGGTGGTTTTGGTAATAATTCTGGTGCGTTTTCCATGGGTTCTCCTTGGTTAATCATCGGGGTTTCCGCTCAACGAGACACAGCATACAGTTTCGTCACCTTGCTGCTTCTTGTGAATGTACCTCTTCCTCCCGTCCTGCGCGCTTCTCCTGGCTGACTCGTAGAAACACCAGTCAATATAACGAACGTCATCCCCGAAGGAAGACTTGCGTATGATCGCGTCAACGTAATCCCAGACCGTCTCCTTGAGCGTGTTCACGTGCTGTCCCATAACATCTCCTTGGTTAACAATCTAACAATGTCAAACATTTGTCAACAGTTTATTGCCTGAGCCGGTCACGGCAAGAAGTCGAATGTGTGCAGTGGTAGCACCAACTCGCTACGGCTCAGGGTTTCGGAGCCCTCCCGGTCTCCGATGTCAATCCAGCATTATGAAGTGTTTCATGTCTGGATCAGTAGGCACAAAGTCAGGGTATATTTCCTTGAAGTTGACATAAACCACCGTTCTTTCAACCGGATAACGCTTCAGCAGCCACCACGGGAAGTACTGCTCCTTGAATGCCTGCCACCAGGTAGCCGGGTATTTGACCGTGGTTCCTTCGTGGTTTTTCCCGTATACATCACGGGCAAGCCTAACCATAATGGCCCGGTGCATGGGTATTCGGTCCATGGTGATGTCGAACGGGATGTCAATCAACTCTTCGGCAATTATCACAGAAGCCCCGCGGCGAAACCTTTCGAGCCGTTCTTTGCTCATGTTGATCTCCATATCACTCCCCTTTTTTCAGTTCAGTATCAACGAAGCAATTCCAGTGGGCTACATAAGGCTTTCCATCTTCCCGCTTGAAGGCCAGCTTTGAACCAGCCTCACCGCCAGCACCGCAGATAGCGCAGGTATAAGCCTTTTTCGCTGTTATCTCCATAGCATCATGATCCGGCTTTGTGTCTTGCTTCTGCTGGCTGTTGTCTCCGCCGGGGGTGAATGCCTTCTTGTTCTTTCCCATTGTGGATCTGGGGTCAAGGCCGGTGGGGTGTGGGTTTTTGTCATCGTCATCATCGTCTGGCTGATCTGGCCCAACGGATTCAGCATCATCATCGTCTGTTGGCGCTCCAACTATGGCAAGCAGTCCGAACTTGCGAACATAGGATATTGCAGCATTGAATTGCTGGGCACTATTCGCCGCCGACTTCATGCCCGCCTCGCTGATTGGGAAGTTCCCCTCAATGCAGGCCCCGGACTTGTGCATCAATATCGTTCTAAGGCTCGGCTGCCCGTCGTAATTGTCAACAACCTGTGAGACAGCAAAGCCGTGCTTCCGCAGGACCGGGTAGACCAACTCGCAAACGTGGGCAAGGTCGGTGTAGTTGTACTTCCCGTGGGCATTCCGTGAGTTCTTGCCCACCACCGGGATATCAGCCTGCATGGCTACAAAGGCAATCATGAAATCGGTTGTCATTCTGAGCCCTCCCTGAATTTCCGGTGGTCTTCCTTGAGCCAGGCAATAGCGGTGTCAATGGCGTACAACGGGCGGGGTTCGTCATCGGTGTAGATTTCAAATGAGTTGGTGGGGTGTACTTTTTCCTTCCATCCCCCGTGATGCACTGAGATGTATATCTGGTTAATGTGACCGCTGAAGTTCAGGAACACATGGTAATCCGGCGAATTGAGTTCTTGCGCCAGAAATAAGAGATTAATCACTTCAAAGCCTCCTTGGTTTTATACTCTTCCGGGTGTCTCAATATCGCCTTGACTGCGACAAGGGCAATCCCTTCTAGGACGATATCGCCCTGAAGCCAGCGCCATACGGTTGATTCATTGACATTCAGGGCAAGCGCAACTTTGTCAACCCCGTCAAGTTCACTGACAAGATCGACAACAAGACGCCATTGCCCGAATAAACTCATACCACAAACCTCGCCCACAATGCCACGGTCCCCATGGCAACGGCAATCCCCATCGGGATATAGATCACGGCCCCGATCAGCATCCCCCGGCTCCAGCCATCATGATATGCCTCGTCAGTCATCCGCTTGATCTCGCCCGGTAGGTATGAATATTTGTGTTTCATGTCGTTCTCCTTGGTTCAAATTGAATCCTACTTACCCCTGCAATCTACCTTATCGGCAGAGCGGGCGCAACCTTTAATTTAACATTCTTTAATATTTCTTAACATCGGGTTTGTCAATGTGCGACTAAGCGGTGATCTGTCACATTGCCGTTGGCGGTATTGACTTGAATGATAACTAATCATGGGGTATAATCGACTAGCCACAAGGAGGTGGACCATGAGCAGAGAACAGAAGCTAAACAGACGACAGGAGCTGTTCTGTCTTAGTATGCTGCAAAAGAAGAGCCAGACGCAATCGGCAATTGATGCAGGGTATGCAAAGGGAAGCGCCGACACACAAGGCAGCAGGCTGGCAAGTAATGCAAAGGTTATTGAGTACCTTGCAAAACACAGGAAGCGTATTGACGACAGGATCATGGAGGTTGCTTCGTTCACTGATGCAGATATATTGGGCGGGATATATGACAACGCCATAGAGGCAAAGCAGTTAGATAGGCCAGACTATTCAGCCAGCAACCGGGCCTTTGAATTGCTTGGGAAACACAGGAGGCTGTTTGCTGATGTGTCTGAAGTTGTTTTCACAGAAGGCGTTAAGAGACTGCTTGATGGGGTTATCGCATTAATTGATGATAAAGTCAAGGATGAGTCGTTAAAGGATGACATCATGGCTGGGATTGCATCAATGGACTTGAAATGAACGATGTCCAATCAGCCATGGCCCGGTACTTGGTTGAGGGCCTGCGCTCACGACGCGCAACACCTGAGATCCGGGCCGCCCGTAACGATCCAAACGACTTCTGCGAATACTGCTTTGAGAACGCTGCGACCGGTGAACCGATCATTCAGGCTGACCATCACAGGCTTTGGCAGACCACCACCACGGAGAATGACCGGGTGATCCTCTGGTTTCCCATTGAACACGGCAAGACAACGCAGGCCAAGATGACCTGGTGCCGGATGCTTGGCCAGTACCCGCATCGCCAGTATGCCCACATCTCTTCCAAGGCAGACCAGGCGCAGAAGATGGTTGGGGCGGTCAAGCGGGAGATAGAGAGCAATCTGAAGCTGCGTGAGGTATACCCGCACCTTAAGCCGCTGTTGTCTGGGGTTGGAAAGTCCCGGGAAACGTGGGGTAATGAGGGTATCCGGGTTCTGGGCTCGCCCCCGGGTTCGCCTGATCCAAGCCTTGCGGCCTATGGATTAGAGGGGAAGATCCTTGGTTCAAGGCTGCATGGTGCGATAATTGATAACGGGCTGGACGCATCGAACACGAATACAGAGAAGATGCGGGCCAAGATGCTGGACCGTATCAAGGACGAAATCATAGGGCGTATCCACAAAGGCGGGTTCCTTTGGATACTGGATACCGCATGGTTTCACGATGACTTTATGCACGAACTCGCCAAGCTGGCAGCCTGGCATTCGGTAAAGCTCGATGCAAACGTCCCCCTGCGGGAAGGTGACGAAACACTTTGGCCCGCACAATTCCCCCAGTCAAGGCTAAATGAGCGCCTCGCAGAGCTGGGGCAGACCGCCTATGACCGGCAGTTTCGCAATATGCCCCTCAGTGAGACGATGAACTTCTTCAAGCGCCAGTACTGGGATCAGGCATATGGCAGAGTGCTTTGGTGCGAGTCACTGCAGCAGGAAGTTCCCGGGATTGACAGGAAGTGCCAGCTCCGCACGGGGGTAGATTTGGCAACCAAGCCGGGGGAAAGCCATGATTTGTCGGCATTCACCACCATAATTGCATCGGGGCACCGCCGCCGGCTAATCCATCTTGAGAGTGACCGGATGGAGATAATGGATATTCTGAGGCGTATTGTATCCATTTACAGGACACACCATCGCCCGGTAAACCTGCTTGGGGGCAATGCGAAGTTCATTGTAGAGGACAATGCGGCCCAGGTTTATGTTGTCGATATGCTCAGATCCCCGTCAACACTGAGGGCTTTAGGCTTGACACAAGCCGAGGCAGGTGATATAAGGGTAAGCGGTAGAACCACTACCTCTAAGCGCAGAGATCAAGAGCTTGGCATTCCCATGCTCGTTGCTGACTTAGAGGCCGGGAGACTCGACATAGGAGCCAATGAAGAGACCAAGCAACTCAGGGAAGAGATGCGCGTATGGTCACCGGAGGCTAAACACTATGGAGATCGACTCATGTCTCTTTGGTTTGCCGCTGCTGATTTGAACACGTCAGGCGGTAGCTTCAGGGTTATCAACATATAGTGAACGGATTCACTTATGGCTTTTGATTATGCAGCCAGTAAAGCTGGCCAAATCAGTAGGGTTGCCAATGACACGGAGGTCAAGGCAGCCACAACTTTCGACCATTCCAGCCTTTTTCTAGGCGGGCATTCCCTGACCCTTGGACAGCACAACATAGACAATGCCTACTCTAACTCATGGGTAGCCTATGCCTGTATAGCAAGACTTGCCAGTGACGCCTCTGGGGTTCCACTTCTTTTCCTCAATGATCCAACTGATCCAGATTCAGCCGTGCCTGATATGCACCCCACCAGATCGCTATTCAGGAACCCAAGCCCCTACTTCTCCCAATCAGAGCTGATTAAATGGATTGTGACCCTGCTTAATATGCGGGGCGAGTTCTTTGTACCGTTCGATAACCTTATCCGCCCTGCCATGATGATCCCCCAAACAGACCCCAATCACTGGAAGAACGTAGTTGACGGGCTTGATCTTGTCCGGTGGGACTACCAGCACCAGGGCAATACGATGGTACGCAACCCGGATGAGGGTCAGGCACCACTTCAGGCAGCGGCCAAGCCATACGGGATTGAGCTTGGATCTGACAAGCTGACACTGAACATTGTGCAGCGGGGCGGGGAAAAGGCGATCCTGTTTGAGGACACCAAGGACGCAACACCGCAGCAGCTTGAGACAGCGGCGGCATCATTGAGGGCGAGGCGGCGTGGTAACGCAACTGTGCCGACTGACTCTATCCTACCCAACGGATTAAAGCCCATTGATCCCCGCTTTGGCGATGATGAAACAGCAGTACTTGAGGCAGGGGCGAACCAACCGGATAAGATTTGCGCTGTATACGGGGTGCCGAAGTCCATGCTTGGGTTTGGGACTGAGGAAAAATACTCCAATGCTCAAGTCAAGAAGCGGATGTACTTCGAGAATACACTGGTCCCGATGCTCACAGGCATATCAGATGCTTTTGATAGGATGTTCGTTTCCGGCGTTCTGGGCAAAAGGTACAACTGCCACATTAGATTTGACTGGGCATCGCGGGGAAGGCACACAAAGATGGACTGCCCTGGTCAGTGCTTAATCAGCGGTTCGAGCTCGGACTGCCAGTTGAGGAAATTCCAGGAGCCTACACCATAATGGTATCCAGTGGCCTTGCCCCGCTTGAAAAGCTGATAGAAGAGTGGAATACGCCAGCGAAAAATGAACCGGTCAAGGCGGCTGAGCCTGAGATCGTCAAGGCCGAACTCACAAATGCAGTGATCCGCAAGCGGGCGAGCAATACCCGGGCAATAGTTCAACGCAATATGCGCCTGCTGAAGATGGAAAAGGCATTCAAGGCCGAGTGGAAGAAGGTACTTCAGCCGGTGATGGATAAGGCGGCGAAGGCGGCAGGGCAGATCAAGACGGCCTCCGGAGCCAAGGCGGCACTGAAGCCAGCTTTCAAGGATCTTGGTAAGAAGCTGGCCAAGGTCGCTACTCCGCTCCATGAGGCCGCAGCTCTTGAGGGAGAACGGTCAATCCTTGAATTGGTCGATGGAAAGATGTCGGATGCTGCTTTGAATATGTTCAAGCAGGTTCACCAGTGGAGCCCGGGAGTCAGTGACTTCCTGAAAGAGCGCAAGAACCTTATCAAGGGCATGGAAGATACGCTATTCAAAGACGTTCTTGGTGCGGTAGAGAGCGCCGTCATCGACGGCGAAGGCACGGCAGATGTGCAGCACGTTGTTCGCAAGCGGTTCGCTTCTGCTCCCGGCGGGATCAACCGGGCAACAGTGATTGCCAGAACTGAAGTCGGCACGGCTTACAATACCGCCCGTTATGCTGAGATAAAGAATCAGGACTTCGCCAAGCATGAATGGCTTACAAACGACGACGACGTTGTGAGAGATACGCACGTAACCGCGGGGAATGCCGGGCCAATCAAGGTTGGCGATCCCTTCCCGGGTGTTGAGTTACCGTTCCCGCAAGCGCCCGGTGGCGATGCTGAAGAGGTCATTAATTGCAGGTGTGAAACCATACCTGTACTGTAGGAGGCAAGAGAATGAGAACAGAATATATTGACCTCAAGGACAAGGGGATGATCTGCATCAAGACCGGTGCTACAGACTTCCTGCAAAAAGGCGAGGACGGAAAGACGCATCTTGCAATCAGGTCATCCAATGAAGTGCTGGACTCCGATGGTGATATTGTCCATCAGCGAAAGTCAAAGAATGGCACGGGATGGGATCTTCTGCAATTCAACAAGGCCCCTGTCGGTACATGGTCGCATGATATGTACCGGCCAAACCTTTTTAGCCCATTGACCAAGGCCAAGGTAAAGAGACATGAATCAAAGGGATGGGGCCTAAACATTGAGCCTCTGGTGTTCGATCCAGGCGATGATTATGCCATGGCACTTGACGGCAAGATGCGGCGGGGAACGCTCACAGAGTCATCTGTAGGGTTCAAGGCTCTTGACGCTATCCCTCGTAAGAATGAGGAAGGCATGAGAACCGGTCTGGACATCTACAGCCCTGAGCTTATTGAGGTGGCCATTGTCAACCGTGGAGCAAATCCAGATACTGAGGTCTTGGCGAAAAGAATGCTTGGCCGACCTGATTTTATCAAACAGGTTGAA